GCTTAGCATCTGAAACTCAAAACATTCACCAAATTTATAAAAAACACCATACATCAAGGATGGGTATATACACACATCATTTAAACCCAGGTCAATTTAATACAATTATACCTTTACCTATACAAACACCAAGTTTAATACCATAAAATATGGAAAAATACACACCAAAATCACCACTATTATATGATGGAAATCAAGTAGTAATAAATTCAGACAGATTATTATTTAATGCTAAAACAGACAGTATTTTATTATTTTCAAATGAAGTTATAGGTTTTAGTACTAATGGAAGCTTCCATTTTGATACTAGTGATAATGATGAAAGTAAATTCATAATAAATGCCCCTAATATTTATTTAGGATTAGATTTAAAAAAATTACCAACAGAACCAGCAGTTTTAGGAAATGAGTTACATGATTGATTACATAAAATATTAGATGTAATATATAGATTAACAGCAGATATAGAATATAAAGTATCATATATTGTAACATCCCCAGGAGGACCAACAGGATTAAATCCAGCTAATTATGGAGCTTTATTAGAAACTCGTAATCGAATTAAAAAATTAGTAAAAGAAATAGGGGCAATAAAAAGTGATATAACAAAAATAGCATAAAATGTCTACACAATCAATAAGAAATATAATAATCAATCAAATATCTTTATTAATTGAAAATGGAAGAAATCAAATTGAAGAAGAAGGTAGAAAAAAAATAGATGAATTAAAAAACGAAATACCTACAAACCCAGAAGATATAATAGAAAAACTAAAAGCAGATATAAACGAAAATACATGTAGTAAAGAGGGAAAAGAAAAATTTGATAAAAAAATAAATAATGAATTAAATAAAATACAACAAATAGAAACCCCTTTATTAAGATCCCAGAAAAAAATACAAAAAATACACGAAAAACTATCAGATATATTAAATGAAAATGGGGCTGCTGGGGTAATAAATAAAATATCAGAAGCTTTAGAACCTATAACTGATGCTTTAAAACATGTAGTAGCTGTATCTCCTATTGCTTTAGCTTCTCAAATGTCTGTACCGGGAGCTGGAGGACCTGTTAGTGGATTAATAATAGCACAATTAATAGATAAAATTGATTTTGGAAAAGCAAAAATAAATGAAATATCAGGATTAATATCGAGTATTCCTAATATGCTTATGTTTTATAAAAATCAAGCTCAAGAAATTGTTGATAAAATATTAATATTAAATGAAAAAATACAAACATTATTAGATCAAACAAATAGAATTAAATTAATTATATTAGCTTTAAAATTACAATTTGAAAAAGATTGCACAGATTTAAATTCTCAAGGCAACACAGGAACTAATAATACGGGCGACCCTGGAAACACAACAGGATTAAACCCAAATAATTTTTCATCTCCATCATTAGATGATGTAAAAGCCTTAGCAGAAGAACTTTATGGAAACATTATGAAAGATTTAATAAACCAAGGAAATACTAAAGCAGTAGAAAGAATATATACTCTTACTAAAGAACTTACAGAGGGGTATAATATTAGTTTTAAAGTAATAAAAATATAAAAAGTAAATAAACTTTATATTTATAATAAACAAAAACAACATGAAAGCAAAAACCTTTGAAAACCTAATTAGAAAAGTAGTTAGAGAAGAAATCGATTATGCGTTACGCAGAGAAATTAAAACACTTAAAGAAGATTTACGTGATGAATTAAAACCAACAATCACAGAACATAAAGAAAGAATGGTTGAAGTCCCAAATGACCCCATACCCGAAACAACAAAAAATTCTTTAAAAGAAAAAATAATGGGTTCTACTTTATCCCCTAAAAAACCATTAGTAAAACAAAATTTCACATCAAATAATTCATTAAACGATCTTTTAAACGAAACAGCAGCAGGAAACACAAATACGGAATCAGGACACTCCCCTGTGGGTTTATCTGAACCCTTTGAAACAAGCACCACATTATCTATGGAAACAACAGGAATACCTGACCCAGTAGTAAAAGCAGTAACAAGGGACTATAGTGACTTAATGGGGGCAATATTAAAGAAAAAATAAATAATTAATGCCCTTAATAAATTCTATAACAAAACAAAACCCTTTAGATATAAATAAAGATATAACTATTGGGGTTGCATTGCCCTTAGACGAAACAAATATGTTTAAGGGCACTGAAACTACTTCAGATCAATCCAAAACAAATCTTTTAAGTCTTTTATTAACATATCCCGGAGAAAGAATAAATTTACCTAATTATGGTATAGGTTTAAAAAGGTTAATATTTGAAACTAAGATAGATTTACCATCATTAAAAGACAAAATAGAAAAACAAGTAGAATTTTATTTACCTAACTTAAATATAAGAGAAGTAACCACTACACATTCAGAAGATAAACATTCTATATTTATTAGTATAACATACAGTGTCAGAACAACAGGAATAACAGACACTATTCAAATAAATTATAATTAATGGCATATACAAAAGTATCAAATAAAACTCAAGATAAAGACGTTAAATATTTAAGTAAAGACTTTAATTCTTTCAAAAACCAACTAATAGAATTCGCAGAAATATATTTCCCAAATAATTTTAATGATTTTAGCGAAGGTAATCCAGGAATGATGTTCCTTGAAATGGCAGCTTATGTAGGAGATGTTTTATCATTTTATACAGATACTCAATTAAGAGAAATATTTTTACAATTAGCTGAAGATAAAGAAAGTTTATATAATTTAGCTTATTCTTTAGGATATAAACCAAAAAATAGCACCGCAGCTTCTGTTATATTAGATGTATCTCAATTAGTCCCTTCAAAATTAATAAATGGATCTTATGAACCTGATTATGATTATGCCTTAAACATAACTGCTAATTCTACTTTTGATTCAACAGAAGATACATCTTTTTATACAACTCAAGATGTAGATTTTAATTTTTCATCTAGTTTTAACCCTACAACAGTAAGTATATTTAATTATGATTCTTTAAATAACCCAGAATATTATCTTTTAAAGAAAAAAGTCACAGCAATATCAGGAGAAATTAGAACTAAAAACTTCCCTATAGGTCCTGTTGAAAAATTTAAAACAATAAGTTTATTTGCACGGGATTTTTTATCAATAGAATCTATTATAGATTCAGATGGTAATAATTGGTATGAAGTTCCTTATATGGCCCAAGATACTATTTTTGAAGAAGTCACAAATAATGCTGCTAATGATCCTGATTTATTTCATTATAATGCACAAACACCTTATCTTTTAAAATTAAAAAAATCAACAAAAAGATTTATAACAAGAATCAATCCTAATGATATTATAGAAATACAATTTGGAGCGGGTATAAGTGATAAAGCAGATGAAGAAATTATACCAAACCCAGATAATATAGGTTTAGGAATTAAAGATGGAAGAAGCAAATTAGACACAGCATATGATCCTTCAAACTTTTTATTAACTAAAACTTATGGAGAAGCCCCATCAAATACAACATTAACAGTAAGTTATTTAATGGGGGGAGGGATAAAAGCAAATACAAATTCAAACACAATAACAAAAATAGGATCATTAAGTATAAACAACAAAACAGGTATAAATAGTTCAATGTTAAGTTTTGTAAAAAGCTCCATAGCAGTAACAAATTTAGAAGCAGCAAGAGGGGGGAGCTCAGGAGACACAGCAGAAGAATTAAAAATGAATATATCAGCCAATTTTGCTGCCCAAAACAGAACAGTAACAAAAGAAGATTATATCATTAGAACTTTAAGTATGCCTTCTAAATTAGGAAGAGTATCTAAAGCATACATTCAACAAGACGATCAGATATCACCTCTAACAACCGAACCTAATCGTATTCCTAATCCCTTAGCTTTAAATTTATATACTTTAGGATATGATCAAAATAAAAATTTAACAAATTTAAACACAGCAACAAAAACAAACCTATCTACTTATTTAGAACAATATAGAATGTTAACTGATAGTATAAACATCAAAAATGCTTTTATAATTAATTTTTCTATGGATTTTATAATAACTACATTTAAAAACCACAATAACCAAAATGTATTATTACAATGTATAACAGAATTAAAAGAATATTTTAATATAGATAAATGGCAAGTCAATCAACCTATTATAATTTCAGAAGTTGAAAATTTAATAGGAAGTGTAAAAGGAGTACAAACTGTAGAAGATGTAAGTTTTACAAATAAAAATGGAGAAAGTTTTGGATATTCAGTTTACAAATATGGGTTTAATAAAGCTACTTTAAATAATATAATTTACCCCTCTTTAGACCCAAGTATTTTTGAATTAAAATACCCTAACGCAGATATTAAAGGAAAAGTAACAACATACTAATATGGCATATTATTTTTTATTCCCAGAAAGCGACACAACAATATATAGTCACCCTGACAGATCAGAAATGAACACAGGAAAAGATGAAATCTTAGAAATTGTAAAAGAAAGAGGATCTACTAATCAAAAATTATATCCTTCAAGAATTTTAATCAAATTTAAAAATGAAGAAATACAATCAGTAATCACTGATTCTATAACTCCCACAGTTTTTAATAATGGTGTAAGTAAAGTTAATTTACAATTAACATCAACAGAACCTAAAAATTTAACATCAACATTAAATGTAGTAGCTTATGCTGTATCTCAATCATGGAATGAAGGAACAGGAAGATATTTAAATTTACCAACAAGTTCTAATGGGGTTACATGGAATTATAGAGATAATTCTATAAATAAAACAAAATGGACTACAGGTAGTTTTGCTTCAGCTACAACAGGATCTTTAGTAAGTGCTTCAACATTAACCCCTGGGGGAGGAGTATGGTATACAGGTAGTGGTTTTTATGCACCACAACAATTCTTAACAGGAGATAATTTAGATTTAGATTTTGATGTAACAACAATTGTTCAAAAACATAGTGCAAGTTTATTTGCAAATTCAACATACCCCACAGGAATTGAAAATTATGGATTTATAATAAGAAAACC